CTCGATGTAAAACTCTTCCCACCTTCATACCCTCTGACTAGGAAATCATTCCCAACCATCTGGACATTGGTGTAATACCTCATGCTATAAGTTGTCTCAGTTTGCCTTCTCCTATTCTATCACGTTGTACAGTATTTTCACGGAAGTACTTACCAAAATTATTATACATGTCGTAGATTTCTTTTTTATTCATGTATGGGCGTGGCATATTGAGGAAACTACCTTGATCATCATTAATCATTTCTACAATTAGATCATCACTTATAAAACCTGCATCTACACACATATCTCTCATAGGTGTTCCGTGATATGGTGTGTAGATAAAGGCATTGATGTCACTACAATTCAATTGTGATGCCAACTCCACAGACTTCCAACAATTTTCTAAGGTTTCGTATGGATATCCTATAATAAAATTGCAAGTAGTAGAAAGACCTGCCTCTGTTGCAATATCAAATGCTTCAATTGCTTTTGTATTTTCATATATCCTACCTATCACATCTCTACGAAACTTTGGATCACCATGCTCCACACCCATGTTCAGTTTTATACAACCCAATTCCTTCAATGTCTTTGCTTGATATGGTGAAAGAAGTTCTGGTCTTGTTTGTGTAAAGAAAGGTAATTTGTATTTACTATACATTGTAGCCCACTTATCAAACTCTTTCTTTGACATGGTAAGAAATGTGTCTGTAACTATCCACAGATATTCTACTTCTATAGTGTCAAGCAAATGTTTTATTTCTTCTTCTTGGTGTTCAACACTTCTTTTTCTAAAGAATAAACTATCAGTTTCTTCTTTGTATATTCCAGCATTAGATGGTGAATTGCAAAACTTACATTTGAAAGGACAACCACGTTGTGTTTCTATTGTAGCAATTTTTATTATCTCTCCTTGGAATGGTCTATACAAAGACCTCTTGTCAAAGATATCATGATCTGTGGACGGTAATGTATTCACATTCAATGCAGGTCTCATCGGATTAGGATGAACGTTTGCCAGATGATGTCCTGTTTTACCTTCACTTATAAGATCCATCAACTCAGGTATCACCTCATCACCTTCCCCTCTACAAATATAATCAACTTGTCCTTCAAATGCTTTGGGATTATATGTGCAAAAAACACCACCTGCAACACTTATAAATTTTTGGTCAGAAACTTTATCAATAAATCTCTTCCAAATATAATATGTGTCTTCTACGATTGATGATATAACAACATCTGGTTTGAAATCTATTACTTTCTGTCTCCACGCTGTGTACATATCAGTATCTTCAAGCATGAAGAAATCTTTTTCAACATCATCTCTTTTCCATTCATAGTCAGGAAACATTTGTCTCTTTATTCTCTCATTATCTCTATCCACTAGATGATGTACATCATCATTATCAATTGGATACCATGTTGCATCAAATAATTCTATGTTATGATAACCTGCTCTCTTCAAACATGCAGTGATAATAGCAATGCCACCTGGCGGTGTTACTCTCATGTGCTGGTTAGGATATAACCAAAGTATTCTAAGATTCTTTTGTAACATTCTTAGCAGTCAATGCTTGATACTTATCTAAGTGTGTTTTATCTGGTTCTAAAATTGTTAGTATACTATCAGAATGGATCATCATCTCACGTTGCATAGAGAATGATGGCCAGTGCTCTAGGTAATCTCCTTTGAGTTCATAGGGTTCTATCAACTTACAGTCAGGTTCCCCTAACTCAGTACTTACTTCTTCGATGCGAGCAATGAGTACTAGTGAGTACTCTTTCAACATCAATATTTTAATCATAATGAAAGACTTCTTGACTTTAAGTTTACCACAGTTGAACGTATTTTGTCAATATAACCTTGGTTTCGTAACTCTTTGAAAACCATATTCTCAAAACCATACTCACCATACTTCTGAAGAGATACACCTCTACCAACTCTTAGTTTCTTTACTAAAGATTTGAGTGCCTCTGGATCTTCACTCTGTATAAACGTATCAATCTTATGCTTTAGATTTTTTACTTTCTTTTCTAATTCTTTTTCATCTAGATCATCTTCCATTTTTTCTGGTTTCTGTATCCATGTTTGCTTCATCAAACTATAGACACCTTGACTCTTCTTGCGAATCACACCAGGTCTTTCAATATAAGGTTCTGCTTTTGCACCAAGGATAGTTACATTATGAGTCAACTCCCATAAAGTTTTCTTATCCATATAATAATCATCAATCAATTCTGGATCACACTTAGGAATATACTTAGGATCCACAACAATATGCACATCTAAGTCAGACATAACCGTATAGTTATAACCTGCATTACCACCAAGTAATATTATATCTGAAATTGCTCTATCCTCAAGATCTACATATGCAGCAAATGCCTTTGCAAATCTCATCAATGCTTCTCTAACCTCAGGACGTAGAGAATCCCCAATCCAGAAGACTGGATTGAGGACATCAGTAAACCTAAGAGATATACTTTCTCTAAGGTCTTTTGGTTTTATATGTTTTAGAACTCTTGAATACAATGGACCATGACAAGTCTACACTATATTTAGAGCCAATCTTTTCGTTGCTGGTGATCAGGAATAACTCTATCAATATCAACTAAGAGTAATCCATCTTCAAAATTGACAGACTTGACTACTAGATCATCAGGTAATGCCCATGTACGTGTGAACGCACGTTGTGCTAAACCCTTGTGCATGTAGTTCTTCTCATCACCACTCTTACTTCCTTCGATAATAAGTTTACCTTCTTGGGTGTAGACCTTTAGGTCTTCCTTCTTGAACCCTGCAAGTGCCACCTCTACACGGTACTCATGGTTGCTGAGTTTGATCGTGTTATATGGTGGATAATTGTTTGTATTTTTAAAGTGTTGATCGAACTCGGTGAACCAATCATCGAACCCAATCATATTTTTTCTTACTTTGGCAAGATAGTCCTGAGTTTCAGGTACTGTCAAAGTAATGCTGTTTGCATCGTTAAACATAGTGACCTCTTTGAGCGTCTAGTTGAATGTCCCGTTAGGCGACATTACTAATTATATAATATTATCCAATACTAAGGGTTCGGTTGTTTCTATCAAACAATGGGGATTCCTTACCAGCATTATAGTGGTGGTGGTCTGACCTACCAGCATCTAACTTCATTTGAATCCTAATCTCAGAATATAAGTCTCTCAAATAATCTAATGCTTCTTGCAATGTAGTAAGACGTTTACCATCAATCACACATGCAAAATCACCAGGTAGTTCTTTTATATTTGCACTAAACATAGTTTCGATAACTTGTTTTAGTTTAGTTTGATACTGACCATCACCATATATCTCCACCTGTAATTGATCAACACCTCTATAATGTTCTAGTATACATGCATAATATTTCAATACAGTATCCCACTTCTTTTTCCTAACCTCATATGGATAGAAACCATACTCATCTAAATCAACAGCATATATGTCTCCACGATAATCCTTTATAAAATTTTTTTGATTAGAACCTATAAAAGAATAATCAGAATCTCTTAGAACTATATCTTCGTATAGAATATTATAATCTTGGATGCTTGTAACAAAATCACCGTTGATAAATTCTGATTCATATATCAATGAGTTACCATCCCACTTCAAAGTAAACTTGGGAATCTTTACTCTATTGAAATTTTCTTGTTGCAAACGTTTTAGATCTTCATACTTATCATGCTGATCCAATCCATCAGCAAAAAGAATTTCTTTTCGCAGAGTTAGAGTATACACAACATTGTCACCCTTTCCATCAATAATTTTACGAGAGTATGTCAATCCTCAGGTGCTTTCTTCTTACCAATATTATACTTAGTTTCTAGTATCCAGTTACTCTTATCTTTATAAGATATAACTTTGATTTGATTTAGTGGTGCTATGTCAATAACCAACTCTGCATCTTTGAGAGTAACTAAACCCCAATCAGAAAGAAGTTGAATAATTCTATTCCTTCTTTGGACATCATTGATACTTAGGTTTGCTTTCTTACCATCAAGTGCAAACAATTCCTTGAAGTGGACAATATAATACTTGCCCTGCTTATGCAGTATATGACATGATTGATATAACTTCTTTTCTTTTCTAGACGCTACGCCAATTCTTGTAAGGGTTTCTCTAACCTTTAAGAAATCATCTGGTTCTGATAATAATACTTCCACCATTTTTTCAGGTGACCACAAGTATTCAGGTTCCATCCCACTCATCTCAATCCTCCAGTTTCAAGTTTACTTCTAATAAATGTAATCTGTTCTTCGGTTAGAAGGGGGAGAGCTTGTCTTGCTTTTTCATTACTATAACCATAGTATGATTTAATCAATTCAAGATTCTTCAATTCTTCTTTTTTCAACCAAGGAGAGAATCTCTTCTTAGACCTGAGAGTATTTAGATAAAAGTCATATTGTAACTTCTTATCAAGATTAGGATTTATATTCATTTCATTAGCATACATGATGCAATCAAGATGACCTGACATACATCTATTAGTAACGTATGGAAGATACTTCTTTTCTAGAAGTGGATCTTCATCAATAAGATTTTTCTTTGTTGAGTTGATTGAGTTCAACCAATCTTTCAATTCAGTCATGACAATTCCTTAATTCCTCAATTTTATCTCTCCAATATTGACGATCTTCATCAGAAATCCAAGGATTATGTAAATGAACATAAGCATATTGTAACCATTTCTCACGATCCCAATCTCTTTTTGGTCCTAGGTGATCTTTGAGTGTCATCTGTTTATTATACGTTCCTTCATATCCTTTGTCCAGTTATCATAGTAACCAGTCTTCATCAATTCTTCTCTAGCATCCTCTAAAGGTTTTCTTTTCTGCACTATCATCATACAGAGTTCACCTTCATTTACAACAACACCACCAACATCCTCTATAAGATCTGGATGCTCTTCAAGAAATAAAAAATCAGGAAACTCTTCATTGAAAGAAGCAGCTAGTCTCTGCAGTTCACCACATCTAGGTAACATAGATTCTTGAAAAAGATATATTATAACTTCCTTATCCCATTGCTTTATATCCTTACGTAACTCACGAAAGGATATGAATTCTTTTACTTCTACATTACCATCTAACCATGCCTTCTTAGCATAAGGACATGGTGGTAAATTATCAAAAGCAGAATTAGGTTTACTTAGAAAATCAAGTATCCAGTCTTCTATTTTTTGGTTGGATGATGATTCTATTGTTGTCATAATCAGGAATAAATTCAAGTGGGATATCATGTTGCCAACATAACTCTTCGTAAAGAGTATTCAATTGACGCATGTCATCATATAAATCAGGGACGGTCATCAATAACCACCATAGGGATCATTGATTGTATCGTACTCAGAAAGAAATTGTTTCTCCTTTTGAAAGTATTCTTTCATGGATGATGATACATCAGGTGGTGGTGGACTCTTATAACCATTTCTTTTCTTCCACTCATTATACATTGCTCCCATCTGCCATGATTGAGCAAGACTCTTAGGTCCATTCCTAAGTAACTCTTCTTGTTTTCCTGTGTAATAAGGAATAGATTCTTCTCTCCAATTGGAGTCGTCCCATAGTTTTTCCATTAGTGGTCCTCTACAAAATCGGGGCATAACATTGCACCTGCTAATTCTCTAGCAGATCCATTATGTTCACATAGTTTTTTCATCCAGATTCTTTCCTCTAAGGAAACTGGAACTCCACCTGTTGTAATAATCCTACAACAAATGTCAGTGAGTTTTAGTCGATACTTAGTTGAGATCATAGTTGAGCAATACTAACTCTTTTCTATTTTTTTGTGCTTTAGTATATGTAGATGTGGATCGCATTGTGTATGTATGTTCATACTCAATAGCCTTCCAATCACTGAATCTATCCCTCACTAATTGTGAAGAATTGTAGCTTACTAAAAGATCTTGACGACACTCACCACATTTTTCAGAGAAGTCATCATGATCAAAGTACCTGTGCATGTCACCCTTCTTACCATACAAATGAGATCCTATCTCATAAGGTGGATCAAGGTATATGAATGCGTCCTTTACTTTAGTTTGAACACCACTCAATAAAAAATCATATGAGTAGTTTGTAATCTTCCAGAACTTTATTAGTTCTTTATATCCACTAAGCTTTTCAATTCCCCTGATGGAGAAATTTGATTCTGAAGCTTGTGCAGAAAAAGAACTCGACTCAGTGAGACCAGAAAAACTACACTTATTGACAATATAAAAACTGACTGCACGGTGTTGATCGGATAGTGAACTATCTCCAACTTCTTCTTTAGCAGTTTGAAATAATTCTTTTGCTTTATCTCTGTCATTGTTTTTTGTTTTGATTTCTAATAATTGTTCCTGTAACAAATCACCTCTGATCTGTACTTGATTCCAAAAATTATATAAGGGTTCATACAAATCATTTACCCAAACAAGTATATCTGGATATTGTTTTGTTACCCACAAAGCAACAGAACCACCTCCTAGAAATGGTTCTCTAAACTGATAGTAACCATTCAAGTCAGGAAAGAACTGACTCATCTTGGTTATCGCTCTACTTTTTCCGCCTGGATATCTTAGAGGAGTCTTTAGGCTTTTCATTGCTATAGACTCCAGAGTTCCAAAGAAACACGTTCAACCATAATAAAGATAATAAAAGAATTAGTAATTCAAAGATAGGTATTGGGATCAAAGTAATCCTCCAATGTAATTTTAGGTTCCCATGATAATAATATATTTGCTCTCTCTATATTAGCAAGAGTTTCTCTTGCTTCACCTGGTCGTTCAGGAATATTTACAGTATTGTCAGAGATATAAGACGCAACTTCATTGACAGAATGATTTACACCTGTACCAACGTTTACAACCATACCAGAATAATTTGTCATCATGGCATTCATGTTAGCTTCTACTACATCATTCACATGAGTAAAGTCTCTACGTTGTTCTCCGTCTCCAACTATAGTCAACGGTTCTCCACGCTTTGCTTGTTCCTCGAACAGTCCTATCACTGGTGCATACTGTCCTTTTAGAGGTTGACGAGGACCGTAAACATTGAAGTATCTCAGTGTTATAGTTCTCAGTCCATGCAGTTTGAAATACATGTGACATAATGATTCAGCTCCTACTTTACTTGCAGAGTATGGATTGAGACAATCAGGTGTCATGTCCTCCTGTAATGGTGGCTCATTTGCCAAACCATAAGAAGAAGATGTAGATGAATTTATAAATCTACGAGCACCTACTTGTCTAGCACATTCTAACATGTTGTATGTGCCTAGGTAGTTTGTCTCCAAACATTCCCTAGGATTCTCCATAGCAACTTGTATTCTACTATGTGCTGCTAGGTGGAAGACATACTCAACGCCATCAAACAAAGGACGGCAAGTATCGAAGTCTCGTATATCGACAACATGATTTTGAGCGTAGTCATCATACCAATTAAAAGCGTCGTTTGATTCAGCAGACTCGTTATCTATAACAACAACCTCATGGTTGTTTTGTAATAACTTACCTACTATGTGGGATCCAATAAATCCTGCTCCACCTGTAACTAAACATTTCATTTTACTAATTCAACCTGTAATGGTTTATTCAAAACATCCACGATTCTTATATAGGCATAAGCAGTAAAGACTTGTGGAACAATAAAGGCTATCATTGCAATAACCCAGAAAAAATAGTAATAGTTTTCTTTGTTTTGTGTTCTCATTTGAATTCGCAACTACACATAATTTCAGTTAGTGCTGCCAAAAGATTTATCTCTTGGTCAGCAGCAAAAGCAGATTGATACTGATACTTAGCAATGATCAGTACTGCTTCTGGTATGGATTTAGGTTTCATGTATTCATAGACTGAATCATAAACCTTCCTTAGTATAACACTAGGATCATTATCTAGGTTCTGAACTATCCATTTCCTAACATTTGGAAACTCTTTTGCTTTCAAGTAACCAACAAGTTCCTTGACGTTTACATTATCTAAGTTGGCAAGTATACCAACATCTATCTTTCCTCCTACAGAATATCTCTGACATTCATTTAGAACCCTTCTCCAATCAGGGAAATACTTATTGATGAGTTCCGCTATAACTTTCTTATCACCCTCTACATTCTCTTTCTCAAGAATATCATTTATTCTTTTGAAGAACTGTGCTGCGATTGATGGCTTATCCTTTCTACCAATACTAAAGTCAATAACAGAGCACCTACTATGGAGAGGTTCAATGATCTTGTTCTTATAGTTGCAGGTGAAAATAAATCTACAGTTTTTGTAGAAGGTCTCAATATTCGCTCTAAGGAGGAGTTGTACGTCGGAAGTGGTATTGTCTGCTTCGTCGATGATGATGACTTTATGCTTTCCTTCAGCAGTAAGAGAGACTGTTGACGCAAAGTTCTTCGCTTGGTTACGAACCGTATCCAAGAACCTACCTTCGTCAGAACCATTGATAACATAATAGTCTGCTCCCAACTCTGAACACAATGCTTTCGCAACTGTGGTCTTACCAATGCCAGGTGGTCCTGACAATAAAAGATTAGGAATCTCGCCAGTATTTAGAAACTCCTTGAAGGTTTTTTTGATACCTTCAGGGAGAATACATTCATCAATTGTCTTGGGTCTATATTTTTCAACCCAAATAAAGTCACTCATGATTTAGTTTCTTGATCTGATAAAGATTAGATTTTTGATACTTCTTTATCTTCTTATACTTCTTCAAAATATTATCAATCTCTCGTCTCTGTCCTTCAGACCATTCGTACTTCTTTTCTTCATCCATAAGTTGAATCAGGCTCCAATGCTATAAAGTATGTTAGTTTATAATCTGGATTATAGAACCTTGCTAAGTTCTTACTACTGATAGCAACCTGATAACCACCAGAAACTAATTTTATATTTTCCATCTTGAAGTTGAATGAGAAATCCTTATCAGTCTGACTGACAACAATAGCAAACTCATTAGAGGTATCGTTCTTACGATCATTGACAACCAACTTAGTAACACCCTCAGATCCAACAACGGATAGATCAGGTAGACCAAGAATAGAAGCAGACTTCATAATCTTTGTCAATTGATCTTCATTCAAATTGAATGTAACCTCTTCACTAGGAAGAGTCATTTCTTTCTCTGGTGGTGCAATGATTACACTAGGATCAGAAAAGAAATACTTAGATCTCTGATGTGTTCCTGACTTTATATGTGCAAAGTTAGGATTAGTTGATACATCTATATCAGCATCTTTGTAGAGTGATAGTGTATTCAAAAATTGAGGTAGATCATATATCGCAAAGTCTTTAGGTATAAACTCTTCTACCTCTGCCTCTGCTAATACATTTTTCATAACAGAGATTGTACGTAACTTCCTACCTTCTCTAAAAGATAGTGACTGATTGATAGTCGTAAAGTTCTGAAGAATCTTGAGAGTCTTATCAGATAGTTTCATAGCAGGTCGCAGTTTCATTGTAAAGTTTACTTGTCATAATCAACAGAGAATGCTGTGGGATTCCCTGAACTGATTTTATTTGCTTTGTCACGTTTATCACTAAAGTGTAAAAGCAGTATAGCATAATGTATAATTTTTACAATATCATTCCTCGCAGTTCCTTTTCGATCATACCTTGAAGCATACTTTAGTATATTACTTCTGCAAAATGCTTCTGCATCTCCAACAGAATCTATCAGGTCTAGAGTTTGAACTCCACCTGTACTGTAATGCCCTTGGTATGTTCTACTGATATAGTCTGAGATCTCTTTCAAGATCTCATTTTCACTGTACTTCATACATATAGGTTTATGGATTTATATTATAGCATACCTACTGAGTGTCCTGCAACCCCGACACCACATAAAAAAGCAAACTCCAACAACCCATGTGTTGCTGGAGGAATTGTTATTATTAGACTACTGATAAAGATACTGCCCAACATTTGAGTAAGTGTATGCAACTAGAGTGATTAAAAATAAAACTTGATACATGATAGGTAAAAATACTCTCAGGTATTTATACTCATGCTCCGTTAGGAGCATAAACTGGTTGTGTTATCCTGATACCTTTACCACGATCATCATCATCGTCATCATTATTAAATGCTCGAAGAATAAGTTCCACCAACACCAAAGCAGCCATAGGGTAAAAAATCCATATGACTGCTAAGAATGGTGATACTGAATCAGAGTCGGCTATAAAGTCGCTCATTTGTATTTTGATACGAGTAGGTATTTAGTTATGTAAAGTATTTGAAATGAGTATATGCACCTACGATTGCCCAAAAAGCAACCATTGCAAACCTTCCATTGGCTCTCTGCCAAATTGCTATGTTACTCATTAGAATATACCTGGAATGATTTGACCTGTGGTTGCATAAGCACCGAGTGCTGCTGTGATGCCTAGCATAGCCATCCAACCGTTAAACTTTTCTGCTTCTGGTGTCATTGTTCTTAGATTTGTAATAGGGATAGAGCGTAAAGAGACCTGTTATCTTCAAAAGATGCCAGGCATTACTTGTCCAAAAAGGACATAGTTGTGTACTGCAGCAAAGAAACCAATCATCGCCATGCGACCATTGAGTTGCTCTGCATTCTTCCAGTACCCTTGATAGTTCTCAACATACTGCATAGGTGGCTCAGAACCAAACATGTTCTGTTTGCCATATTCAGTTGTTGTGTACTTCTTGGCAACTGATGAAGTCATGTAAATTTTGTAAATTTATGTAACAATATTATATAGCAAATCTAAAGACCATGTGAAGGTAAAATTACCTAGGTTACCGAACAAAATAAAGGAATACTAATAGGGTGCATTAGTAATCATTATCATTACCCTCTATAAACTCAGCGTTATTTTTACACCATGCGTCAGCATCTATTTCCATCTGCCAATGAGTAAGGGTGTGAAGAGTCTGTATTAGAACAGCACAAAACAATAGTAAAACTGGACCAAACCAAAGTGGATGCATTATTATATCTTCTGTTTTTTTCATAGCAAAAAAAAGACCCCCTACTATGTAGAGGGTCGATCCATCTCGAACTCAGAGATATTTAGAAGAGGAACTTAACTCCTGCTTTACCGCCCCAGTTTACTAGGTCGTCACCAGTTGCATCTTCACCAGTTTGACCTGAGATCTCACCGTAAAGTGCTACGTCTGTAGAAACTGCATAGGTTCCACCAACCTTACCAGAAAGTTCTGTTTCTGTGTCATCAGTTGACTCAGTATGGTTGATTGAAGGACCACCTTGTACGTAGTATGCTACTTTCTCACCAGATGTACCTTCATATCCAAAGTGGATATCTGTAGTAGCACCTGAATAATCTCCATCAGGATATGAAAGATTAGATTCGATATTAACATATGGACCAGCAAAGGCTGCACCAGCTAATAGGAATGGAGATGCTGCAACAGCAGCGATTGTTGATTTGATTGACATGTTTTTTATTGTATCTCGCATGGGTACTAAAAAACCCTTGCGGATGATAGCTCCCCCGACATGGGGAACTTTTCAACGCAGGGGTACGATCTTTCGATTCCTTTGTATGATACTATTTAGTATAACATAAACTTATGTAACCGTCAAGCTTTTTTTCAAACGTGAGAATCCTTTGACCTTTTCAAACTCTAAACAGTTGTTGAACTTATCATACAACTCGTTCTTATGACTGATAATAAAGACGTTAGCATCCTTTATAACAAACCGTACTATCTTTAGAAACTCATCTGTACCAAACCCATCTAGTGAGGAATCAAACACCTCATCCATAATGAGTAGGTTAGTAGCAACACTGTTCTTGAGTCTAGCAACTTCTCTCCAAGTGAATAGTAATGATAGATCTATTCTCATCTTCTCTCCTTCTGAGAAGGATGCATAAGAGAACTTCTCGTGAACTGGAGTTTGAATATTTTCATTGAACTCCTCATCTAATGTAAAGTTGATGAAGAAATCCATACGTTGCAGGTAATCATTTACCTGTTGGTTTATAAGAGGCAAGTACTTTCTTATAATACCACTCTTGACACCATCGTCTTTTAGTAAGGTATTAGCTTGTTGAAAGTACTCGTACTCTTCTTTTAGTTTATTAAGATCCTCTAGGATCTCCTTGAGTTTGTCTTTGTATTCAGTTAGTTTTACATTTTCAGCAGTTCGGTTCTCATACTTATCGGTAATGTCCTGAATTTCTGATTCCAAATCCTTTCGGAGTTTGTTTGAGTTAGAGATACGAACATTAAGTTGAGAAGTTTCATTCTGTAGGGTAGTAATCTCCTTTTGAAGTTTGAAGAACATAAGTTCTCTTTCCTCTTCCTTGGTAATCGCCTGTTCTATCTCAGACAGATTAGTTTCGTACTTGGAAATAACTTCTTGGAGGTGGTCAATTTTATTTACACGAAATGTCTCTTCTATATTTTGAGTACAGGTAGGACAAACCGTATTCTTATTAAAGAAATTTGACTCTGTGACTGAGGTTTGATACTTAGTCTGGAGTTTAGTTCTAAATGTGTTAAGTTGTTTAATGGTAGCGGTTGATGCAGTATAAGTCTTTATCTCTTCTGATTTGTTATTAGTTCGTAACAATAAATTTTCAATCTTCTTTTGATACTCATCAGTCTCTTGATCACATACAACAATCTTCTCTTGCTTATCTCTAATATCATTCTCACCATCTTGTTCTATGGAACGAATAAATTGTTTCTGCATCATTATCTTATCTGCTACAGATTCTTTCTTTAGTTCAAGAACCTTCAAAGAGTCTTTAGATGCCTTTATGTTTTCTTTTAGGATGTCAGACATAGAAGAGAACACTTTGATGTCTAGAAGATCCTCTATCACTTCTCTACGATGAGGAGCAGATAGTTGCATGAAAGGAACAAAAGAGGCAGACCCAAGAATAACAATTTGAGTGAAGCTCTTATAGTTGAGTTTGAGTATCTGAGTTTCAAGAGTTTTTTGTTGTTCATTTGCCGAGCAGTCTTCATTAAGTTTTTTTCCATCTCGATATATTTCAAATATATTTGGTTTGATACCACGTAGTACTTTGTATTCTGTTTTGTTTATAGCAAACTCTATCTCTACCTTACAGTCTTTTTCATTGACAGAATTTACTAGTTGACCTTTATTGATTTTTCTGAAAGGTTTACCAAATAAAGAAAACGTTAACGCATCTAGTATAGTACTTTTACCAGCACCATTCTGACCTACTATAAGAGTATCATTATCCCTATCAAGTTGTATCTCTGTAAAATAATTACCAGATGATAAAAAGTTTTTATATTTTATCTTGTGAAAGTTTATCATCTTTTGGTCGAGGAGGAATTACAATGTCGTCAGATCTTATGATAGTATACTTGGTTCCTGTTCTTTCGCAAGCCCCAATTGCTACTCTATCTTTTACATCCACTACTTCCATGGGTGGATCACCTTGATCTTCCAACATCATAGCATACCTAACAGCATCATCCTTCTGTTCAAATAAAAACACCACCTTCTCTCCGTACTCATTGAGTACAGCATATGCACCATCATCTCTCATTCCTTTTATGGTGATGATGTGAATCATAATACTTCACATGCTGATTGATACACTTCTTTCATAAGACCTTTGATTCTGTTCTTATCTAAATCAGTTTCTAGATCATCAACACTAGCAGATAGTAGTGTCATTGTGTCTTCTGTTTGATTATATATTTCACCATCAAAAACCAAGTGATCGGTTTTCTCTATAATTTTTACATCATGTGGATTTGCTTTGAATAAAGAATCCATGAATCTATCATACTCTTTCTCATCACTCTTCTGTCTAACAACAACCTTTACTATCTTATTAGCATACTCATTAAATTTAGTCAGTTGTCTAGGAGTATCGTTATAGTTAATAACTTTATAAAGTGCGTTAGGATTGTTTATAGTCTTGAGTTTCAACGTTTTAGTATCGTAAATATGAAATCCTCTCTTATCATTCACATCATTCCAGAACATCTCATAAGGATTACCTAGGTAGTATATCCTACCATTGTTAGATCTCGTATGATAATGACCAGAGAATACCTGCTTGAACTTATCATAACATTCAAAGTCTGCACCATGCTCCATAGTATGACCATGAGTAGCAACAAAACCATTCAATTCTAAATGACCCATTGCTACCTTACACTTAGATTCTTTTATCTTCTTATATGTTCTAACTGAATTCTCTTGATTTATCCACGGGATGAATAATATAGGAAGTCCACCTACTTCTAATTCCGCACATTCAGAGAGTATGGTAATATTATCATACTCTCGTAGTAATAAGTTAATAGTATTAATCTCATTTGTATTCTTATAGTAGGCGGTATGGTTTCCCACGATGCTGATAAGATCAATGCCGAGATTTGACAACCTATCGAAATAAGATGTCTTCGCCCAGTCCAAAGAATAGAGATCAACGCCCTTGCGATTGTCAAAAGTGTCGCCAAGGTCGAGTACAGTTGTGATCCCCAACTTTTCAATCGTTGGAAAAAAGACTTCATCATAAAATTTTTGAAAATAATCCAGATACAACTTTGATCCCTTCTTGAATCCGAAGTGTTGATCTGTTATGATTGCAACTTTCATCTGTTGTTGAATCTATATTGTATTGCATCTTTAATTGAATTGTACTCTGATGATTTACCTGCTTCGTCTGCGACGAAAACTTCGTCAAACCCAGATCTTTCTATAATCTTTTGTCTTATCTCCAACTGCTTCTTCTCTTTCTGTATCCTACGTAAGAAGGCATAGTGTATAATCTGAGTGAAATATGCAAAAGGATTCTTTGACTTCTCAGGATTGAAATTGTTTATGTATTGTACACAGTTCTCTATACCATCACATATCATATCATCCTTGAACATATAGTTCACGAAGTTTGGTTTATATGAGAGGTGTGTAGCAATCTTTAGAAAGCACTCTCCTAAGTAGTTTGTTATCCTAGGTTTGGGTTGACCAAGACCTTCAGCGTCTACAATAGATTGTTTGTAAGCAACAATGGCAGCAAGAAACTCCTTGTTATTTACATAGTGTTCGGATCTTTTACGTACCATTATGTCCTAACTTGTATGTGATTATTATAGCACAGCTTGACAAGATATACAATTACCTGTACACTAACAGTGTTGCTGTTCAGGAAACAAGCTTAATCTTTTTTCTTAGTATCTTTAGAAGCATCGTCTCCTCCATATAATTTTTCAATAATATTCCTAGATTTTTCTACAGAATTAATATATCCCATTTCACGGTTTAGATCTGGATGAGTTCTTTTGAAACCATTTCTTACTATATGACTATAGGTATCTAAAACCATTTCATCTTTTATTTCTGATAGAGTAATAACTTTATCAAGATTAAGTATAAAGCATTCTTCATCAGTCAACTTCATCCAAGGTTCAAATTTATATCCCATAGGGATATTCGCTCCAGGGGAGCGAACCTCCTGACATATTACAGGATTATCAATCATTATTTTTTGACTATCTTCTGAATCTATTACAACCTTTGACAGAATTTCTTCACCACTTACTAACTTTATAGACGCAAGAAACTCGTCATAAGGTTCAGATTCTGATTTGGATGATGTCATAATTAAATTTTTCCTCGTTGTAGTACTTGATGCGTTCAATAAGATGGTTCAAAGTATAGTTTTGTTTTGACCCCTTCTTAGTATCATCAGCTATATCATAAAGAGTTGCTAGAGATTTTCCCTCACCTTTTCTTAGGACTCTACCGATGGACTGGAGGTTTCTAATTCTGGATTTACTGGGACTAGCAAAGATGATGTTATGCAACCGCTTAATGTTAATGCCAGTACTGAAAGTACCATAAGACGCAACGATAATTGCATTGTTCTCCCTCTCGGTGATTGTCCTTACTTGCTCACGTTCTTCAACATCCACACCACCGTGGACGAAAAAAACTTTACGTGTATTTGTATTTATTAGATCATATAGTACTTGACCATGGGTTTCCACCCTACTGTAGAGTATCAAAGTATTACCTTTTAGATCTAATGCTAGGTTTTTTATAAACTTATTTCTCTTTTCATGAGTTATAATATACTGAACCTCATCCTCATAGATATCAAATTCTTTGGGATTATGTTTTAGTAATAGTATTTTTATGTTTAGTCTAGCAAGGTATCCTGCATCTTGAAGATCTTTAGTATTGATAATTTTATACGAAGGTCCGAATAGTCCTTCTAATACCCACTTATGTGTTTGAGTACCATCAAGTGTTCCTGTAAATCCGTATCTATACTTAGCATCATCTAGTTTAGTCATGATACTAACCAATGATTTGGACTTGAACTGATGTGCTTCATCACCTATTACTACACCAAACTTACGAAACCATTTCCTATCTTGCTTGTATATTGATTGCCAAGTTGATATAATAACAGGACAATCACTTAGCATATCCTTACCAGCATATATTCTATGAGCAATGTTTTCGACATCCCAACCATAATCCACAAAATCCTTATACATCTGTTCTACCAGAGAGGTAGTAGGAACAACTATTAGTATCTTTCTACCTTGTTCCTGATGATATCTAGTGACAGCATATATCATCAGAGATTTACCACTACCAGTTGGTGATATTATAAGTCTTCTATTACGTTTCAGGGCATCGTAGACACCTTCTATCTGATACCCTCTAGGTTTATACTTAGATATTGCTGTTACGTAATCTTTAACACCTTCTTCAGATACCTTATCGTTCTCTTCGTATGGTAATCCAAAATACTTAGTGTCTAAAAATTCAAATTTATAATCATACCTCTTACAGAAAGAAGTTACCTTATCAAGTAACCCAACATATATTTCATTCTTTTGTAAATTATATAATCTTATCTTACCATCCCAGTACTTGCTTCTGTACTGTGGCATAAACTTTGCACCAGGTACATCAAAAGTAAATTCATCTTGTAACTCATGCCTTATATGAGGATCGCATTCTATCTGAAGATATACTTCATTCTTCTTTTTTATAACAAGATCAGCCATAGCCTGAGGAGAACCTACGCCATTCAATAGCATTCTTTATTTGATAGGTTCTATTAGAAACTTGTCTTAGTATCTCTTCAAGATACTTGAGCATAGCATCGTAGTATTCTAACTTGAGTTTAGTCTTACTCAATTTTTCATCAGAGTCAAGATACAACTTTAAGTCATCCTTGTCTCTAACTTTATATGGAAATGGTTCTTCTGCATATATGTCTGCAGTAGCCTTCCCAGTGTAATACTTTCTACGATCTAATAGAATAGAAGAATACTGTTGCTCATCACGTTTCCGCATAAGCAGTATCGTATTATATAGGTCGTAATATTTGGCATGTAGTTGTGGTATACGTAAGGATTCGTTATCAAGTTCATCTTGATTCATTACCGAATCTTTACCCCACATGTCTTGTATAGCTTCAATAGTACATGGATTAGATTTCATTGTGGTCTACCCAATATTTTGTCACCAGACCTAACAGTCTCATGACCAGTCACATAGTTTAGGAACGTACCTAGTATATACTTTGCATACCCATTTGTACACTCACTACCTTTATGAAGATAACTCCAAGTGCATGGAAACAATAGTATACTGCCTTTTGATGGTTTGAACTTTTGATCAAACATTGGAAACAAAGTATGACCACCATCAAAATCATCATTCAAATAGCATATAATAGAAAAGAATCTTTTTGCAGAATCTTTATTAATTACATCAGAATGAAAGTCATGCTGTTGATTACTATCACATAAGTATCTTTTGATTCTTAGATTTTCAAATGCATATTTTTCAGGCCACTGTGTATGATGCATATCTACATCTATCTTATACTGTGATAGTGTAGATTGTATACCTTTTATTACTAACTTGAATGGTTCCTTGAATTCTTTATGCTGCATGATGTCAAGTCTTTGACAATCACATGCACCACAAGTTTTTACACCCTTATCAGTATAACATAGACTTAATTTTTTTAGAAGATCTGACTGTTCTTTCCAAAGTCTTTCGTATGTGTTCACTAACGTGTCACATAGTTTACTGTCAAAGACATTCTTATATTCTCTGACGTAAATTGATTCTCCTTTATACTTCTTTTCCATCAATGTCAATCACATCAAACATAGTATACTTGAAAGTTGCAGCAGCTGTGTAAAATTCTTGACTTTCCTTAGTATTATCAAAAGGTATTCCACTCAAAGAAACTGGGAATAAATCTCTAAACTTTACTTTTACTGTAGGGTTGAAAGAATTGCTTAGTATCAATAGTGTTCCGTCTGATCTATCAGTAGCAGGATCACCAACGTCTGCTGCTGTTCCTATAGTTTCTAATTCTGGTAAAAGTCTTTCTTTATCACCTAGTCTAGAATACTGTGCCATCTCTTCTGGATATCCTAATGAAGTCATCCAACGATAAAGTTGCAAGTAATTCTCCATGTTCTCATCGACCATGAATGCAATACGCAAATCATCGTATGCCAACTTATCACCAGGAACAGGAATGTTTCTTAGGTAGGTTGGTTGTACAGCATGACCTAAAGTAATCTCTGGTAAGTTAGCACTATTGCAATAAAAATCTACCTTAGGACAACGTTCTAAGGCAAACTTAAATCCTACAACAGAAAGAAAGTTACGGTTAGTAACTTCCTTCCACTTACTTGGGTGCAACGACTTTCGTGTTGGCATTACATGATTACTTTTTTATATTTATGCCCAATACTCATCAAGAGTATCCATTGCTTTGTTCATATATTTTTTAGCACCAATGCATTCCCATTCTCCCATCTCACCTATTTCACATTTATAATCCAATTCTCTTTTAAGTTGAAATAACTTATTTGTCATATCAACTTTTGAAAGTCTGCCATTCATTGTTCTTTAGGTTACCTTCGTATAGTAGTTAGGTAATTCAGAACCTGTTCTCGCACTTCCATGAGCTCATGATAACATTTCTGGTTGTGAGCACAACTCCTAAGTCTAGGATCTGGTTTATGAACGCTCTCAGTAAAAATAGTAAGAGCATCATTCCACTTCTGATCTTTATCCATTGACAATTTCAAAATTTCCTGTTACTATATACTCATTATAACATGTCTATACCGCTAACGCACCTTAGACAAACAATCGCTAACGCAACAATGATTACTATCAAAAAACAGGACATAGTAGGTCCTAATAAACTACCAGGCTTTAACGGAGTAGGAGAGATAAATTTAGAAAACTTCATAGGTATGGAGATAGAGATACCACAAGGATATGAGTTTGAATCTTTAGGTTCTCTTGATTTAGATACTGAAGTAAATGAACTAGATGATATGTGGTCGAATGCTGGTGTAAGAGATGAAGGTAACACTGAAGATAGAATCCAAGCATTACAAAATGGGTTTTTGGTAAAAGGATATCTAGTAAAACACACACCAGGTATGGGATCTAAAGAAGGTCCAGTAGAAGGTAGAGGTAGATCTCTAGCATCAAAACGAAATGGTGAGAAAAAATTACCTTGGATCAATCTTACAAAAATAGAAGATGGTGAAACATCTAGAGTTAGTGGAGGTGTTGAAGAAAACTTAAAGCACGATCCTGCTACTAAAGGAACTAGAGAAGATGTTATAACTGCTGGTTTGTACCTAATAGGTAAAGGAGAATTAGAACCAAATGAAGTTGATATAAGAGACTGGTTAAAAGATAGAATACATATTCACAAATACTTTATTCAGGCAAATGTTACTATTATTGTAAATGATATAATTAGGAGACATGCTGAAGGTGATAATGTAGTTCTTATCAAAGAAAGAAAACCTTGGATGGAAGTCTTAGATAAAGAATTCCATATTCCAGTTGACAACAAAACAACTTTCCTATTTTCCATGGATTCCCACACATATTCATGTCGTTGTTTTTGTGAAGCAGTATTAGAGTATGGGACAAAAGCTCCAGTAGATATTATACTTTATACAAAAAAGAAATTACCATCAGAAGCAAGAAAGAATCTTGAGATTTTTATAAGAGATCTTGAAAAATATACTAGACTTACATACAAAGCAATTGGTAATAAAAGAGGTATGAAATTTGAAAATGTTGATATAAAGGAGCATTATAAAATTAGGGGTTGTATACCACAGTTTATTGAGGATCATAAAGATGAATGGAACTCAAAAGAATTAGTTGATATAGATTCTTACTAAGCATAAAAAAAGAGGATCCCGAAGGATCCTCTTGAAAAAATATAAGCGTCTTGCTTACATAAGGTTGGTAACCTTAACTCTTCTGTAGTATCTGTTGCTGTTAGCAGTGATACGTCCAAGTCCCTGAGTTGTACCTTCAGCGAATGGGTTGGCAACCATACCATATCTGGTCTTGAAGCCAATTTTTGGTTGGAATGTGTCCTGACCAACTGCACGAACCATCTGTAGTGGAACGTAAGGGCAGTAGAATATTCCAGCATCATAAGGAGATGAACCCTTATAACCCATAACGTAGTACTGGTTAGCGTCTAGGTTAGCAGCGAATGGATCGATGTAAACCTTATAGCGTCCGTTAAGTGTACCAGCGAATGTATTACCTGTGTCATCAACATTCAAGTTGCTGTTGAGTGCAGGTGTATAATCTAGTTGTCCAGCAGCAGTAAGTGCAGAAGCAACGTCAGCAGAGCAAAGGATAATGTTGCCCTTTCCACGACGAGTTCTTTGTGCGATAGCGTTAGCATCACGCTCTAGCTGGAAGATCATACCTTTGAACTTCTCAACCATCCAACGACCATTACTGTCGGTGTCTAAGTCAAACGCACCTGTTGTAGCAGTGTTTGTTTGAGCACCTGGTTCAGCAACTTTGTAGATTGTACGAACGATCTCTCTGTTGATTTCCGCAAGGATCTCAGTAGAAAGAATGTTTGCTAACTCAGCTTCTGCGTCTAGACCATGAATTGCCTTCAAGTCTTGAGCAAGTTCTAGTGAGTACTCAGCTTTCAACGCACGAGACTTAGCAGTAACGCTAACTTTCTCGATGGAGAATGCCATCTCACGGAAGTCGTTAGTAGAAGTATTATCTCCTAACTTTTCCAAATCTTGTGTCTTGAAACCTTGTCCAAGTGAGAATGCATTGTCAGAACCACCGTTCAAGATTGATGGGTTAGTACCACCTTGAGCAGTTGTACCAAAACCAACGTCTGTACCACCGTCAGTAGCCCCTGTGTAATCACCCTGAGTGAGTGATGCAGCAGAGTTCTGAGCAGAGAACGCTGAATCTGGTTCGTTGAATAATGCTTCCGTTCCGTTCTGGTTGTCGTACTTAGATCTCATTGCGAAGATCAAACCAGTAGGTCCGTTCATTGGCTGAACACCTGCTAGGTCATAAGCGACCAAGTTAGGCATTGCACGACGGATAAGGCTGATCAACACAGGGTCGAAACCAGCAACGGGACCACCTGTAGCAGCAGAACCAGAGAAACCTGGGTTACCTGTGCCTGAAGGGTCTGTGTTTACTGTAGGAGGTGCTTCTGATAAGAATGCTCTCTCCTCTCTTAAAAATCTTTCTTGGTTTTCTAGAAGTTGTGCGGTAACTGCTTTCCTATGGTTGTCCTTGATATTATCAAGTCCTTCTGCCTCTAGGAGAGGAGCCCACTTCTTCTGGAGTTGTCCAGAGTTAAACATGTGAGTTTACCTTGTAAAGTGAAAAGGTTGAAGTTAATTTATTGGAACTTATGAAGTGCCTGAAGATATGCGTCCATTGCTGGGCTTACGTCTTCGTTGATAGAAGTCTCTTCAGTGACTTCTTGGGACTCAGATACAGGTTTCTTAGCAAAGTAAGATTCCTTCAGAGTATTGAGTTTTTCCCTGTATTGTTCTTCACTCTCAAACTCAACACCTTTAGCTAGTTCAGCAAGCTTCTCCTTTTGGGATAATGCTAGACCTGCACTTGCTTCGTCAAGGATGTTGTCTGATACAGATACTGATAGACGCTTGGTCAAAGCCACATTACTATCAATCTGCTCATTTAGTTTATTCTCCATTTCATCTAGTTTAGTGACCATCGCCTCTAAGACATCATATTTTTCTTCAGGGATTGAAACATAATGTTCTTCAAAAAGACCTTTGAGGCCAGTCATAAAGGACTCAGAGAGTTCCCCTCTGATTCCCGACTCTACCTGAAGAGCATTCTCTTCAATCCACTCAGTCGCAACATAGTGGAGGTAGTTGTCTACTCGCTCTTGAAGTTCAGTCTTGATTGCAGCAACTGATTCTACAAGTTGCTCATCATACTTCGCCTCAAGCGATTCTTTTACGCTAACAATCTTCGACTTTACAGTCGCTTCAAAGATTGTACGTGCTTTTTCTTGGAATGTGTCAGATAGTTCTTCGCCTTCAAATAATGCTTTTACATCATCTGTAAGGTCGATGTCTAATTCCTGAACTTCTGCTACGGTCTCGGTAGTCTCTTCGGTAGATGCTTCTACTTCTTCGTTAGCACCTCTACCATAACCAGATGACTTCATGCCAACTGGTCCAAGAGGACCATCTTGCTGAACTGTACCTGCAGTCCCTTTAGTTTGTACATCGCCAGTCTGAGCAAATGCAGCATTAGGTGT